TGGCATCAATCCGGCAGACTTCAACGCGCAGGATGTGACGGCGCCAAATCCCTGGATGGGTGATTACGTCTACGAGGGAAGTGACGAGGCTGCTCAAGTAGAAGCGGCGACTGCGCCCGGACCGCTCACCGTAATTTATTTCAAGGACGGCTCGAGCTACGGCGTTCGCGATTACTGGATGGATGGCGGGCAACTTCACTACGTGACTTCGTACGGCGGCGAGAATTCAGTGGCTGCGGATCGCGTGGACCTGCAGCGTACTGTGGATGAGAATGCGAAGAATGGAATTGACTTCACGTTGCGTCCCGCGCAGCCGGGCTCTGAAAAGCCGTAAAAGCGCGAATCGCAATTGCAAAGATTAATTAGCTGGTACTGAGTTTTCGCTTTTGATGTCCTTAAAGAATTGTGTTGCGCCGCGTCAATCTATTCTTCGGCGACCACTCCCGTTTACTCCTCAACATCGTGAGCGTATAAACGCTATCGCAGCGCCGGCATCTTGTCGGCGATTTCCCGCGGCGTAGCCCCGGACAAAACCGCCGGGCCTTCTAGGATCAGGGTAGACAAGATGCCGACGCTACGGCTGCATTCCCGGCTGCCGTTGTGCGGATCGAATTGAATGACTCAGTATTGGCGAAAACCGGCGGAGATTTGCGCTCTCGAATTGTGGGTTTTGGCGGAGACGGAGCCTTACACGCAGCCGTGAACTAAAAATCCTTACGATTTAGTCATTTGACAAACGCACAACACTCGTGTACAAATCTTAACTGTAAGCTCGATTTGTGTAGCAAGCGCCTCCCCTGATTTTTTCCGAGCAGTAAATCCCAATCAAGGCTATCGGGCAATTCTAGCGCCGGCATCGCGCCGACGATTTTCTTCGCGCCAACTTCGGCCAAGAACGCCAGCATGATGCCGCCGCTACGATTGCCTGGTCACTATCCACCGGCGTCGCCGTTCACTCGTCTGTTTGCCCTAGAGCCGCGACAGCGGCTGAATGGGTCATCCATTGCTCGTCACTGATTCTTCAGGAGACATCATGCCGAACTACAATACGCAGAATCCGCCGTATGCCATTTTCCCCGGCGATGTCACGCTCGCATTCAACGCCGAGGCGCCGGCGGCAGCGCAGGCGAGCCAGCAATTTTCGCTGCCGGATTATTCCGGACGGGGCGAACAGGGCCGCACCGTTCGCTGGCAGACGCTCTACGGCACAGCGCCGAGCGCCGTTAACATTGCGCTGCAGGTGGCGCTTCAGGATGTTGACGCGCAGTATCAGACGGTTGATTCGTCCACGGCTACTGCGGGTGAATCGCGGAGCGTTTCGGGCGTGAATGCCAAGTTCATTCGCGCCAAAGTGACGTCGATTACCGGTGGCAGCGGCGTCACGGTGCAAATTCTCGCGTGACGATTGGCGTGGCAATGCGGCCGGCCTGTTGGCCAGCCCTACGAACGGCAAGAATGCAATCGTAGCGCCGGCGCTGCGAATGACTGATTGCCGCTCGTAGAATCATTCGAAAGCCGGAACTGTACCCTAATATGCCAACCAAAAAATGCAAATCGACATCGGCGCGCACGAAGGGCGCTGCGCCGGCATCGCACGCAAAAGCGGCGAAGCGGGTTTCGCGCGCGAAGCCGGCGGCAAGAGCGGCCTCAAGGACTTCCGTGAAATCCGCGAAAGTTGAGGCGACGCAGGATAAGGCGCCGAAACGCTCCCTGACACGCGTGAAGATCGGCGAGGCGATGCGTGTGCTCGGTCTCGACGAATCGAAGCTGGCGGGTAAATTCGATCGACTTCTCGATCGCCTGGAAGAAAATAACAGGCCTCGCGCCAGTGAGAAGCTTTTGCTCGAAGTGCTGCGAGAATGCGGCAAGCTGCTCGAAGCGTATCCGGTCGCGCGCTCCTCGACCGCCAGCGCTGGCGCCGCACCAAACGTGCCGGTCCAGCTCGTCACGATGGTTCCACGCCCGGAGCGCGAAACAGAAGTGGCGCCCACTCAATCCGACTCGCCAGACAACGCTCTGTCCGGCGCGATTCATCCATAGACCTTCCGTCCGTTCGTCACTCGTCGCTTTTCTTGAGGAGGAATCATGTCCGTTAGCAAAAAAACGCTTGGATATGCGGTTCAGCTCGGAGGCGCGGGAGGGCTGGTCGTCGGCGCAGTTCTGGGTGTACATCATGTTGGAATTGCTGCGGCGATATTTGGTGGCGCTGCTGCGCTTTACATCGGCAAGAAGATTCGCGCACTGGGCTAGTCAGCTCGGCTATCGAACAACCACCTGTCTCGTGGCGCGGGCATCCTGCCCGCGCCACGAATATTCGCGCCACGCACGCATTGTATCGCCCATGTCCGCAACCATCCAATCCGGGCTGGAGCGCTGGTTCAATGATGGCGTTCCCGCTGCTGATTGCATCGTCGAGGACGCCGCCGATGGGATCACCATCGCCGATGCGCATCTCGACCCAAGCGCGTTCGCGCCCGCCGACGATTCGTCCTCGCGACTCGTGCTGCCCTATACGCCATTTCCGCGGCAGCGGGAATTTCATCGGTCGCCGGCGAAGTATCGTCTCTTTGGCGGCGCAGCAGGGCCGGGTAAATCGAAGGCGCTTCTCATGGAGGCAATTCTTCAGGCGCACGAGCATGCGGGTGCGAATTCGCTGCTCATGCGCCGCACCTTTCCAGAGCTTGAGGCGTCGCTTCTGCTCTATTTTCGCCGCGATGTTCCGCGCGAACTTTACCGCGCGTTCAACGACACGAAACACGTGGTCTCCTGGTGGAATGGCTCGACGACGCGCTTTGGCTACAGCCGCAGCGAGAACGACATCTACCAATATCAAGGCGCTGAATATCTTTTCATTGGCGTTGACGAACTCACGCTTTTCACCCTGAAGCAGTGGCAATTTCTGACGTCGCGCAATCGCTGCCCGGTGCCCGGCGCGTTTGCGAACATGGCGGCTGCATCGAATCCCGGCAACATAGGCCACGCCTGGGTGAAATCGCTTTGGATCGATAAGCAGGCTGCGCCAGGAATGGAGCGCCCTGGTGAATACGATCCCGAGGACTACGCGTTCATTCCGGCGCGCGTCTGGGACAATCCAATTTACGCGACCGACGCCAACTATCTAAAAACCCTTCATGCGTTGCCCGAACATTTGCGCCGCGCGTTTCTAGACGGCGATTGGGACGTTTTTGCGGGGCAATACTTCAGTAATTTTGATCCCGCGCGACACGTCGAACGCGCCGAGCGCATCGGATTCGCGGATTGGTGGCCGCGGTGGATTTCGATGGACTGGGGTTTCGAGCATCCCGCCGCCGTCTACTGGCACTCGCAGGATAAAACACGGACGGTGACGTATCGCGAATTCGTCCGGCAGCACATGAGCCCTCGCAATTTGGCGCATGAAATTGTCGAACGTTCGCGCAGCGAGAGAATTTCGAATGTGTATTTGTCGCCCGATGCCTTTGCGCGCCGCACGGATGAGTCTTCGATCGCCGAGCAGATCGGCGACGTACTTGGGGCGAACGGATTGCCGCGGCCTGTTCCGGCAGACAACGATCGCGTTGGTGGATGGCTATTGATGTACCAAATGCTTGACGCCGGCGAATGGACGATTACGGAGAATTGCGCGGAGTTGATTCGCACATTGCCGTCGCTGGTGCGCGATTCAGCGCGCGTCGAGGACATCGAAAAAATGGACGGCGATGACGCCGCCGACGCGGCGCGTTACGGATTGAAATCGCGGATGCGATCGCAGACCGGAGCGAATGCGCCATTCGACCAGCGCATCGCCGCGCGCGTTACATCGAACGACCCGACCATTCGCGCGATTCAGGCGCGCAAGGCCGAACTCGACGAGCAGCGGCGCAGCGGACCTATTTCATTCGCGCGGCACCATCCGCGCCCCGGTGCGCCGTTGCGCTGAACCTGCGAGGGCTTCCAGCCCGCGAATTCCCGCCGCGGCGATCAGCGAACATTTGCGGGCGAGGTGCCAGAGCCACGAATTCACGCTCGGCAACTGTAGAGCTGGTCGTAAGACCAGCCGCTTTTAGGATGGAATACGCATGTTCTCATCGCTTCGCAAAATCTGGGTGCGCATCACGGCGTCACGCTATACGCGCGCCCTGGAAGACGAAAATGCCCGGATGCGCGCGGAGAATCGTGCGCTTCTGAATTCGATACTTGGGATTGCGGGCATTCCGCCGTTACGCATGGATGCTGAAATCGAGCGACAGCGGGGGGGCGATGTGCGGGCTGGGTCTCGCAGCGGGAAAGGCGGCACCTCTTATGACGCGTCCCACAATTTCCATCCGCGCGTTGACGATAAACATAAAGCCGGACCGCAACGCGAGACTGCTGAAGGTGACGTAAGGTACAGCGATGGCAGCGCCGACGAGATCCGCCGCAGCGTTCGCGCGAAGGGCCTGATCGTTTCTGCGAATCCGTTGCGGCGGCGTTCGTGGCAGCAAATCGGACGAATGCTTGAGATCGAAAACGTCCGCCGCATGAACAATCGCGACAATTCCGATTCGATGCTGTAGCGAGGAGCAAACATGCCGATCATTCGAGGACGATATTACATGAACCCCACGATGGGCGCAGCGATCGAGAACACTCGCGCGCTTGGCAACGCTTCGCAATTGGGCGACGGCCCGAGCGATCCATTCACTGACGAGGATGCAAGCGAATCGTCCAGGCAGGAAGCCGGCGACTTACCCGCGACCGCGATACATCGCGTTGAAATTGAAATCTCAGCGACGCGGGGTGGCGGGCGTTACGGTGGGCGAAATTCACGTGGGTACGTGGCGCATATACATCGCGAAACGATTGACGCGGCGCCGACGGGAGCGAATAGCGTGCGCGGCGCGTTTGGAGTTCCATCGGAAGCGCCGGGGATTGCGGCGCATTTTGGAACGCAGGCGGCGCCGGGATTTGTGCCTCGCGGCGTTTTCGCGCTGGCGCCTGAGACGCACGTGTTCACGACGCCGGGGGATCTGGTGAATTTTCTCCGCGACACGCTCACCGAAGATTAACCCTAAACCCCAGCCGGCCACTCCATCCGATTCATCGAGGACACATGGCGAACGATTTCAATATTACCTTTCCGGGCGAACCGGCGCCGGCGAATCCGGCTGTCGTGCCGGTGGAGAGTCCCGCGACTGGGCCTGCGCGGCCTGATGATCCGATTTCAGTTCTCGAAGCCGTGGCGTATGGCGCGAACAACGAACATCTGCCCGATCGCCTTCAGGCTGCGTTGCGCCGCATCGTTTTCGATTTCACCACGGAATCCGAGACATCACGCCGCGCGGAAGTCCGCCGCATCAAGCAGGCGCACCAATTCTGGCGCGGCCTGCAATATCTCTGGTGGAGCGAGCAGGATCAGAACTGGCATCTTCCGTTCGAGCAAAAATTTAGCGATCAGACTTCGCTCGAGGATATGCCGCGGTACGAATTCGTCACGAACATCTACCAGGCTTTCGGCCTTTCCATCATCGCCGTCCTTTCACAGGATATTCCGCGCGTGCGATTCTTTCCTCAATCGGCGCAGGCGGAAGAGGATGTCTCCGCCGCGAAAGCTGCCACGGAAGTATCGCAGCTCGTCGAGCAAAACAATCGCATTGGCAACGTGATCGTTGAGGAAGCGTTTCAGCTTTGGACGAGCGGCAAAGTTGGCGCGTATGTGCGCTACGTCGTGGACGGCCAGCGATTCGGATTTCATCCCGAAACGCAGATTGCAGCGCGGCAGGTGAAGATCGCGCCGGATGTTTGGCGTTGCAAGCAGTGTGGAGCGGAAACGCCGGCGAATGGAAATGCCGTGGCGCCGAATGTTAGTGCGGCGCTTGCTGCGCCGCCGCCCTCGGGAGCTAGCACGCCGATGAGAAACGGCCGGCCTTCCCCCGAGCCCTATGGAAACGCGTCAGCGGCAGCCTTGCCGCTCTGCGAATGCGGAGCGCTCTTTGAGCTTGGCGATTACGTGCCCGGCGACGTGGTGACGGTGCCCGCGGCGCAAACGCGCTTGCGGGTACCGAATGGGCAGGAAGTGGTCACGATCGTCGGCGGCCTCGAGCTGAAGACTCCGCCTTGGGCGAATGAGATGCACGAGTATCCGTTTCTGCAATGGAACATGGAAGTGCACCAGGCGCGGTTGAAGGCAGCTTACCCGCATGCGGCCAGCAAGATTGGGCCGCCTGTCGCGCCGGGGGAATCCGCGCAGTACGAACGCCTCGCGCGCCTAGCGCAGTCGCAAGGCGGTCCGCTCACCGAGGGCGGCGACTACAACATGAATTTGATCACGTTCCAGCGAACGTGGCTGCGCCCGTGGTCGTTCTACCAACTCGACGATCAGAAACTTCGCGATGAATTGCTCGCGCTCTATCCCGACGGCTGCTACGTGGCTTTCGCGGGTGACGCTTACTGCGAATCGCGCAACGAAAACATGGACGATCACTGGCGCGTACTTCACGCATTGCCCGGTGACGGATCGAGTGGCCGGCCAGCGCTTGGCGATGCGCTGATTTCCGTGCAGGAACGGTTCA